AGCTCCACCGCCAGTGCCACCAACAACGTTCAAGCCCAGGAAGGCGCCGCCCGAGCTGATAGATGCCCCCTGGCCGCCTGCGGTGATGACAAGTCCAGAGCCAGAGCTGGTGAAGAGGTTGATACCGGTTCCAGAACCAGAGGCCATGTCGAGACAGATGGCACTTGCTGACTGAAGAATGAGGGCCTTTCCGGTTCCACTACTGGCGTTGAAACTTGCGGCGTTCCCAGACCCAGTTTTGGTAATGGTGATGCCGGTTCCAGAGCCCGTGTTTGATACAGTAAGACCACCACCGGTGGTGTTGATGATCGACAGGCCGGTACCGGTGGTGTTGTTGATGGCGATGCCGATGCCTGTAGTGTTGCTGACTGACAAGCCGGTGCCTGTAGTGGCGGTAACTGAAATCCCCACACCCGCAGTGCCACCAGCCGTGGCAGAAATGCCGGTACCGTCAGTGGCGCCACCAGTAACCGAGATGCCGGCAGCGGCGCCAGTTCCAGTAGCAGAGATTCCAATCCCACCGCCGGAGCCACCAGTGACCGTGATGCCAGCACCAGTACCTCCACCGGTGATGGTTGCCCCGGCATTGCTGCCCACGATGGGGTACGCTGCTCCTCCCACGGTGAGGGCATTATTGGTGTCGAGCGTGAAGACAGTTGGTGTCGACACCATGGAGATGTTCGGGTCGTAGTTGAGGCGCACTGCACCAGCAACCGTGGTCGTGGCAGGCTGGAAGGAGACGTTTACGGCCCACACAGAATCGCGGGAGAAGACGCTGGTACCAATCCTCCAGGCGAGAATGATTCGTGAGCCAGGAATGGCAGGCACAGAGAGAGTCTGAAGGGCGGCCTTCTTGGCGGTGAGACCGGAGTTTGCCGTCCTGTCGATGTCGACATAGAGACACTCACCATCAGCCAGTGCGGTCTTGCTGGCCACGGCAGTTCCAGCGAGATCGTCTCCGGTCTGGTCGTTGACGGTGTTGTAGTAGCAAGAAGAGGTGTTGGAATTGTCGAAGGCGATTTTCAAGCCCTTCCAGTGGAGGTGGTTGACGGAGTACGCACCGGCCACCCACTCGAAGTTGTCGCCGGTCGTAGAGAATACCGTACCAGGAGCCCTGACCATGCGCACGTTGCGGTCGGCAGTGGTGCTGTACCAGTTCTCTCCACCGCCGATTTCCCAAAGGCGGGTCATGACGGCATCCATCCAGTCCTTCTGGCTTTGGATTGCCTTGTCTCCACCAGCGAAAACGTCTGAGCCTGAAGTCGACTCTACGCGGTTCTGAGCCCAGCTGAAGCTGTTGTAGCGGTTCGGGAAGTCGCCACCGGCCCCAAGGCGCCAGAGAATGTTTCGGGCATCCTGAACAGAACCAGCAGCTGAGTCAACGTTGTTGCTGGCATCCGTCTTGATTTTTGCGATGGGCACCAGGTTCGGCGAAGAGCTGAAAGGGGAGGTGCTGATGACAATGCGGTAGTCAAGCGTTCGACCCAACGGGACGTTCTTGGAATTCTCCAGGAGAGTGTTGGAGTCAAGGAACTGTACGAGGTCCGTGGTCGTGGAGTCCGCACTCCTGGTGAGGTCGAGACCGATGTAGTTGACTTGGCCTGCAGTGAAGCTACCTGTGACACGACCATTGGTGGCCGAGTTCAAGGTCTCCACTGCTCGATCTGCAGGCACCCAAAGGAAGGTGCCGGCCTCGGTGGCGTTCATGTTGTAGAGGATGCCGTCGCCCGCACTCAGCTGGACGCTATTGGCATTCGTGCCGGCAGTGAAGTTCGCAAGCCCAAAACCACGGATGACGACGGCCTTTTCTCCGGCCTGGACGCGACCGGCAACGACATCAAAGTCGGCGGCAATGCTCGACTCAATGCTGCGAAGATGCGGGACGTCGATCCGCATCTGTCCAAGAAGGTTCAATTGTCGAAGGACGCTCATTTCCAATGTCTCCGGGGATTTAGGTCTGTGGTTCTACCGACCGGACCCGAGTGAAAGATTGCTGCTTACCCAGCGAAGTTGATTCCCATGGGTTTGACATCGTTGTTCCATGCAAGGGCCTCAAATTCAAGGCTTCCGGTGATGATACCACGAACCGGAATGCTCCAAGATTGACCGGTGATGCTACAGAAGTCGGCCTGGAAGATGACCGTGTCCATGGCGCCACGATCCACCAACATCACACTGAAGTACTTCTCCAATTGCACGTGCTCGTAGGGGGCTGCCATACCAACCCCTTCGGCTCCGCCATCACCAACGGTGCGGTAGACCTTCATGCTGGCTGTGACCTTCGTCTGTGAGGGGGCAAGCTCGTAGGGGGTAAGAGAATCGATGCCGTAGATGGCCCGTCGAGGGGTTATGGCACGAAAGTTGAAATCTGAACATCGACCAAAAGGCTTGCCGTTGATGTAGACATAGACAGCAGCGCTTGGAATCACTCTGGCTCTTGACATTATTTCTCCCTATCTTCTTGAACTTCCAGGGTAATATCGTCACCAGCGAAGATACCGACCTTGTCACTGAGCTTCTGGGCACCGTGGCTTGGGTAGCCCTCTCCACCAAGGCCCCGGTCTCCGGGGTACACAATGGAGACCCTTGGGGTAACACCTGCAGCCAAGGCCTCCTCCGCTGCAGCACTTGCTGCTACCCGTCCAGCGCTGCTGGAGGTCACGTAGGCGCTTCCGGCAGCCCCGATGGGGGCATAGACCTGTCTCTGGCTCAGAAACGTCACCTTGGACCCAATGGGCTGGTCTGCGTTGAATCTGTAGGCGTAGTCCAACACCAGGCGGGCGGTTGTGGGGCTGCTCTTGTATCTGCCGAGGTACTTGATGGGGGACGTCTGGGTGCTTGTGCCGAAACCGACTACGATGTAGCCAACTTCGTCCGGGAAGGCACTGCCCTGACCTCCAACGTCATTGATTTCGACCTCCTCATAGTGCTGATTGGCGTACAAGGGGGCGCTGACGATGGTTGACTCAGTAGCAGTGATTGCGAGACCATCGGTGGGGTCAAATAGGAATGGACCAGGGTCATTGATGGGACTGGCGACGGCCGCAAGAGGTGCAAGGCCAACGTCGGGGCTCCAGTCCACTGAAACGCTGCCAACAGCCGAGATGCTGGATTGTGTACCGGCCTCGGCATAGCTGATGCTTGTACCGGTGGTGGCCGTAACCGTCTTCAGGCCTCCGCCAAAAGCTCCCGTCCTTGAATTCACGTAGACAATGTCACCGATGTTGATGCCGTGCGTCGAGTACCCAGTCGGGAAGGAAAGTACCAGCGTAGTGGTGCCACCAGACTTTGAGCCGGTGCTGATTTTCCAAGTTCCACCAACCCTCGTCTGATTCCAGCTACCATCATCACCAAGGAAGCTTGAACCGAAGCTTGAGGTGCACCCCACCTCCGCCTGGGTCTTGCTGGTTTGAATCTGCAGGGTGGTCAAGCTCGGGGTCGCGATGACCATGTGTTGAGAGTTGAAGCCAGGTCCAGAGATGGTGGGGCAGCCGGTGATGTAGGTCAGAGCCCTGGTGTTGGTTGCCCCAGTCTGGTCGAATCCACCGTAGAGGACGACCTCCCTTTGAGAGTTTGTTAAAAGAGAGCACGTTGCACCGGCAGCAGTGCGGTATTTCACGGGTGCCGTGCGCCAGGTCCTGGTGGTGATATCAAAGAGTTCTGGATACCCGGTGTCGTCGACATCGAGAGGGTCCTGATTGAAGCTGGAACCACCAACCACCACCACCTTGCCAATCGACGACAGGTAGTACATGGCATGACCATGCCGTCGAACACCAGAGGCCCTGACCGGAAACCAGCGCTTGACGTTCGGGTCGTAGACCTCAGCATCCCTGAGGCTGTTGTTCGGCCAGAGCCCAACAGTTGCCGGATTGGCGACTGGAGGCACCTGAGTAGGGTCGTAGCCGAGGCCACCATGCACCAAGACGAAGTCCTCTGCGAGGCCATCGGCGGCACCGCCAGGAATCACCACGGCCTGATGGTAGGCTCGGCCCTGGGTCATGTTTCCAACCAGAGCCCAGGTGTTGGTGCCAGTATTGAGGACTTCGCAAGTGTCGGTCATTGCGCCGATGGCCAAATCCGTGTCAGCCAAGGACCTCTGGTGCCCCCAACCCTTGAGAAAGTTTCCACGAATCTCTGCCTCTGAACGAGCGACCGTGCTGACTCGAATGTCGTCGAGATAGTCTTCACAACCACTGCTGGCGATTTCGGGATTGTGAGCGACGTACCAGGCCGTCCCACTGGTGGGCCCACCGCTGGCGTTTGCTAGATTTGTCCAGGTCTGAATCTGAGTGCCATTGACAAAAAGAGTAACGTCAAAGGTGACACCGACGGTACCTCGCATCACCCTATACGGAACCGAAGTACCCGCTTCCGTGAAGCTGATGGTTGTAGAAGTCACAGACGTGATAGTTCTAGTGTTGCTCGCAAAGAGGGAGTCCTGGCTGACGAAGTAGATGTCCCCAGAGGAGAGCCCGTGGGGGGCATCAAAGAACAGAGTGACAGTGGAACCAACTCGACTTCCCGCAATCACATTCTTCGGTGAGTTGAAGCTTTTTCGAAGGGCGATGTGGTTGAAGAAACCGTTACGCCAAATGGGGTTTGAGGTGATGAGGTCTGTCTGTCTGCTCGATGCGATGCTTGTTGATGGCCAGGTATAGGTGGAACCTTGGGTCACCGGAGATCCAGAGCCGTTCTCCCACCTCCAAAAGAGGTAGCCAGACGCACTCATGCCCACATTCAACAGCAGGTTGTCGGCGGCCGTGGCCGTGGGGCCACCATACGTGACGAATTCTCGGTCGTCAGCCGTCTGGTGCTTGAACCAGAACTCAACGGTCCAGGGGCCAAGAAGTAGGCGTTGGGCTGTGGCACTACCGGTTCCGATAAGCCTCGTGCCAGAGGTACTGAAGTCCCAGCAGTTGTTGACTTTTCCGTTCGCGTTTGAGATGGGGGCACCCGGGATAGGAAAAGCCGGAGGAGAGCCCACCGTAGTGAGGGGGTAGGTTCCTGTGGAGTCAGCGATAACAACACCAGGCCCCTCTCCGCTCTCATCCAAGCTCCACAAGGCGAGCGTCTCTTGGTCTTTCGTGTGTCCCCGGCCCAAGGTGCGTCCACCGATGGCCATGTAGTTGCCATTGGTGAGTTTGATGAGCTGGAAGTCCGTTCTCGGGATATTCATACTGGGACCCGCGCTCCAGCTGACACCGTCGTAGATTTCCGTCGTATTCAGAGCGGTTCCCTCAGCGCTCGCCCCTCCAACCACCATGATGTTGCCATTGTCCAAGGTCACCTGTTGATGGCCGCACCGTGGCGACAACATGGTAGGAAGACTCAGCCAGATGCTATTCAACTGGTACTGCTCTGCGGTGTTCAAAATGGAATACGGGTACTCAGTCATCCCACCGGTGGCAATAGCGCCTGTCAGATAGCTGCTGACGGCGTGATGTTCACGCGGGAAGTTCATGTCAGCGGTGCTTGCCCAGCTGTGGGAGCTTCGAGTCGCTCCGTCCGCCTCTGTGGCATCGGTGATGATGGCGGTGGCCTCGGGGACGTACCGATTGGCGTTCTGGCTGATGGTGCTTACGCCGCTTGACTGGAAGCCGTTAGTGTTGACAATGGTACCGGCTGCACGGGTGAAACCACCGCAAAAAAGAGTGTGCCCGTTACTGAGGGTTGTAGCGCGGGCGTCCTCTCCGACGGGAGTTGGAGGAATCTGGCTTTCAGCAACAATTCCAAGCAAGCTGGCTGCGTAGGTAAAGGTAGAGGGGTAAACAGCTCCGTTGCCAGGGGTGATGAATGGGATTCCGGGTGCCGGAACGAAATTGTCAATCTGCACCTGATTGCCAGCCGTGAGACCGTGAGGAAGTGCGGTTGTGATAGTGGTGAGACCAGTAGGGTCTCGGAAGACGCGAACAATGTCCAGGGTGGAATTCAGCCGCCCGTAGGTGGCTTGGCTGGGGCCTCTGCTTACGATTTGGGTGGTCGCCGGGATACTGATGTCGACCAGTCCATTCTGGGTTTGAGCGACAACGACAGTACGTCCGGCAGAGGCAGCAATGCTGTTCTTTGTGGGCCTGTAGAAGGTGTAGCCGTTGTTGTCCATCTGGATGGCAGAACCAGTGAAGGCAATGCGCTCAATATCAAAGGCCTGCTCAATCTGAGTGCTGGAATTCCACTTGACAGAGACGGCCTTGATGGCGAAGGTGCCAGTGACACCGGCGTTCGCGGATGAACCAATGATGACGTAGTCGCCCTCTTGAACGGTGCTGATGTCAACCAAGAAGAGCGTGGGGCTGGTCGTCGTCAGACTCGCCCGGCTGGTATTTTGGTCTGGATGAGTGTAGACCCACGTGTAGCTGGTGCCGCTGATGGTGCCGCTGTAGGTGTTGAGCTGGGTGGGAAACTGGAGTACGTTCTGGGCCGTACCTCCAGTGACACGGACGAAGGAGCCAAGTCCCAAGGACCCGCTGTAGATGCGCACCCTGTTTTTCCCAGTCACTGGGGACTGGTAAACAGACGCAAAGCCACGACTACCGGCGTCCATCATCACTTTGGTCAGAGCGAAGGCCACTTCGATTGCAGTCGAGTAGCTTGGGGATCCAAACTCAGACGAAACAAAGGTGTGGGAGAAGGTCTCCTTTTCGTCCAGGGTCCAGGTCAGGTCGACGGAGCCGGTAAGGTTGTATTTCTCATCCACCTCGCATTCTGTAAAAGCACGCAGACTGTCCTGGCCGAAGTAGACCTCCAGGATTTCCCGAATGGCTTCATGGACGACCTTGTTGGCGCTAGTCTTGATGGCCAATTTCCTGAACAGTTCATCATCGATGCCGACGTTCAGAGGCTTGATGAGGCCTTGGTCTCCAGCCTTGCGCTCCAGGTATGAACCAGACGCAGTGCTGAGGAAGAGCTGGTCGAAGGCCGACCTGGCGTTGGTCCAGTTGACATCATCTCCCACACTCAGGGCCTTGATGAGGGCGTCCCAGTTGGGGCCCCTGAGGGCCGGACTCAGGTGCTTCCTGATAATGGTCTCGGGGTTGTCATCCTCAGCCCCACCAGTGAGGGTCGCGGCGCTGGCACTTGAGGTGACCTGAAACTGTGCAGCTGTTGGAGCCGTCAGGGGGTTTGATGCGGTGGTCTGGACGTTCGAAACTTGAACCGTCCAGGTGCCGAGCGCGAGGGCGGCACCCAGGACGATGTCAAAGCTCAGAGGATCACCACTGACGGAATTGACGCCAGCAATCGCGTACGGCCCAGGCCCACTGAGGACGTAGTTGACCGGATTCAGGGCGTCGCTGACACCAAGGGCGCTGACCGCCTTCGGGGCGGAGCTGAACTTGACGCGCACAGCACCCTGGACCTGGCTGGCGCTGGCGACGTAGAATCCCGAACCAATGAATGATACTGAGCTGGGCATTAGATGAGATTCCCTTGCAAGTCATGAACATTGCTGACAGTTACCAGGTAGCTCTGACCGACAACCTGAAGACTGGTGCGCAGCTCGAAGATTTGGGAGTTTTCTTGGGTGACGTCGTAGACAGTGAGTCCCGCACCACCGGTGATGACGTAGTTGCCTGCAATCAAGGCCTCGGCAGCCACCACCGGCTCTGAGAAGATTACCTTTACGTGGTAGCCATCATCAGCCCCAGCAACAACCACGTAGGGATTGATGCCCACACCAATGAAGGCCGATGTAAAAGGACCCGGGTAGGGGTTGTTGGACATGTCCTTGATGCCGACCACAGGGAAGTTCAAGAGGTAGAGGACTCCTTCACGTGCCTCAGTGTAGTATAGCTTAATCCTTGGACCCACAACGACGACCGATGTGATGACTGGGATAGGTGCACCACCCACCCCTGTGGTGACCGTCCACTGAGCAGGCACGGCTGCTGGTCCAATGGCCTGAACATTGGTACTGAAGACAAGCTCAATGCGATTCCCGTAGACCTCAGTGAGGAGAAGGGTGAAGGTGTTGCAGGCCCCGGTGGGAATGCCGGGGTCACCAAGGCCCTTGGTGCTGATGAGTCCCGAGCCACTCCCGTCCCCCTGGGAGCCGAGACCTTGTGTGATGAGGAAGGGCATATTACACCGGAGTCCTTCGGAAGGGGTTGATGCTGGTCGGCACCCCAGCCGCATCAAAGAGGTCGAACTTCTTGAGAATGGTGATTCCGTCGGTACGGTAGGTAACCAGGCGGTTGATGTCACCCCCGCTGGTCATGATTTGCCACTTCCCGAAGTCCATGTCGTACATGTCAGGAATGAGGTCTGGAGCGTAGTCCTCAGGGCGGCAGAAGCGCGCAAGGCGTCTGGGGCTGGCGGCTGCAGTCCCATCAACGACGTAGACAATGCCACGGTTGGGGTTGGTGGTGATGTCCGGGGTGAACTTGTACGCCCCTCCACCAATCTCCGTGATGGTCGGTTGCGTCAAGTTGGTGCCCAGGTCGTCCTTGTAGGTGTCGAACACGGGGGTCACCCCAGTCAGAGGAGCCTGTGTAGTCGCGTCGTAGAGAAAGAAGACTTCGATTTTTGGACTGGACATTAGGCAATCCTGTGAATGGAGAGGTTGGCGTGATAGACAACAACGACGTCACCGTTGGTGTCGCTCGTGAAGCGAAGGTCTACGGCGTCAGACGCGGCCAAGGTTGCGATGCAACTGCCACCAAGATGAATTCGGTCCCCGGCGTTTCCGCCATGCACTCCAGATTTGCTCTTTGAGCTGATGGAGCCCCCGACATGCGCAGCCCCATGCACGGTCGCGTTGGTGTTCACTGAAATGGTCGCCGAC